GGACTATATGCACTAGCATCACGAGCAAATCCACTAAGAGTTTTTTGAAATTCTTTACTACCTATTTCCCATGCACTAGGTTCGTCAACCATATTGTCCCAGTCAATTGCATTTCCTTTAGAGTCTATAGGAAAAGAATTTTTTAGGTAGTCATAATTTAATTGTACGGTATCGTACGGAAGTACCCAATCAGGGTTTTTTTCTAAGAAGTCGTCTAAAAATTGTGTTTTAGTTGTGAATTTTGCCATTTAGTTTCCATGGGACTAGATATTAGGATTGCCCTTACCTGCATTAGGGTCTTCTTCATTTAATATTCCTTTAATAAAATCATTGCTTTCTAAGTATGTACCTAAAGCTCTAAATTCATCTCTAAGCGAATTTAATGCAGCTCTTGTGAATCCAGATTTATCATCATCTATTCCTCCATATTTTGGCCAAGAACTAAAGTCCCATTTATCAGATTTAAATTCACCGTTAGTTTTTAATAATGATTGACTAGCATCAGCATCATTAGTAGAAAGAAGTTTTTGAACTAATTTATATTTATCATCAGTGCTTAAAGTTACAAAATCATCAAATTTCTTTAATTTACTAGAATCATCTAAATATTTTGTAGCTAATTTGTATATATTATTCATATTAGTAACTAGTTCAGATTTTATAGCTTCAGGACTTATGCCTTCTTTTAAATCACTTCTTCGTCTAGGGTCTCCATAAAAATCATTATCTGTTAACTCAAAATCTCCATATTTTTTAGTTTCAGGGTTAAGTAAGAAAGAATCAACTTGTCTTCTTGCAGAACTAGCATCTTTTATTGCAAGTTTTTTATTAGTTTCTGCTTGTTGCAATGCAGCTTTTTCACCTTTTTGTTTTTCACTTTCAATGGTATTGTAAACACTTAAAGGTACAATACTTTCATCTGCTTGACTAATTTGAGCAGGACTTAATTTAACCATTTTATCTAAAATACCACCTTCTTTATTAGTATCTATATAGAATTGGCTAGGTATATCCATAGTTCTATCTCGTTTTTCTTGAGCTAACATATCAGGTAGTTGTTTTTCAAAAGCTAATTTACTTAATTCTGACATTGCATCTTCATTGGTTATATCAGGATTATCAGCATTAGAAGAACTTAACCATGTGTTTACATCTTCCATATCCATCATACCTTTAACTCCAGCATCTCTTCCTATTTCTTCTATTTTAGGTATGCTGTTTACAGTATTGTTATATAATGAATCTAAATTATCCAATACAACTTTATTAGTTTTAACATCTCTATCCATAGTAGCGATAGTTAAATCAGTAGAATTAATATCTTGTATAGTTTTAAACATATTAGTTTTAGCAGTATCTGATTCTGCACCTAACCAATCAAAACCATTTTCTGTTATATCTTTAGGAGATAAAGAAGAATGTTGTTCTATTGTAGTTCCTAAAGCTTCAAACTTTTTCTTTAAAGCATTATATTGTTTATCTTGATTTGTTCTTACTTGTTTTAACGTACTTTTTTTGTCTCTAATATCTTTATTTAATGCATTTAATTCAGCTGTAGCTACAAGAGTATCAGCTGCTACATTTGTTCTATTAACAGCTTCAGCATGTGCATTCTTAGCTTGTAATATATTATTAGCTCCAGATAAGCTAACTTTTATCATTTCCGTTAATTCTTCTAAGAAACTTGCCATTTAAAACTCCTATTAATCGTCAAATGAATATTTACTAGCATCATAACCTTCAGAAAGCCAACTAAGACTACCGCCTTCCATAAAAGGAGATACTTCAGAACTTGCTATATCTACACCTTGGGGAAGTATTGAACTTAAATTTTTAATATTTTCTTCTACTTCATTTAATGTTTCTTTAAAACTAGATACGCTGTAAGGAGAATCTCCTATTCCTGCAGCAATTTTACTTTCTTTCCAAACTCCAGGCCTAGTACCTTTATATTTTTTCCCACTCATATCACCATAACTTTTTGCTCTATCAAGAGCATCATCAAACATTTTATTTGTAGCACTTTGAACATCTAATATTTTACCAAAATTCTTTGTTATAATTGCTTGAGATTCTTGCATAAAATCACTTTCAGGAGCAAATGATGCTTCATATAATCTTTCAGCATCTTCAATTTCATCATAAGCTTTTTCTGCATCTCCGTATAAACCTTCAATGTTTTCCATAGAAGTTGAAATAGTTTCTTGCCTTTGTTCTTGAGCTAATTTTTTCTTTTGAGATAATTCTCCCATCTGAACATCACCAGCTCGTTTAGTTAATTCTAATTCTTTTTTTGCAGGTCCAATTTCATATCCTTGTTGAGCTATAGTTGCTTCAGCAGCTTGTTCTGATTTAATTCCAGAGGCTACAGTTGCTTCTTTTTCTTGTCCAAAAATAGCTTCTTTTTCTTGATATAAATCTTTAGCAGATTGTATTGCTTCTTCTTCAGCTGTAATATCTTCTGAAAAATCTGATAATCTTTCACCTTGCTGTTCTTTTATATCTTGTAAATTTCTAAGAGGAGAATCTTCGCCTGTTTCAAAATCTTTTATAACTTCTCTAGGTAATAAACTTTTTGTATCAGATAACCCTTCTGTATTTATAGCAGTTCCCGATGCTTCCATTATTTCTTGAGGAGATTTTTCTTTAAAATAATAATCTCTACTAGCTTTAAACATATCAGTATAATATGTTTCACCATAAGGCCTCATAAATGCTTTCCAAAAACCATCTGATTTATTATTGCTAATTGAATTTTTATGTATGTCTTCTATATCAAACTTTCCTCCTAAAATTGGAGTATATCTTTCAGTATCTGTTGTTGCTGGCATTAATTCACCTGCTGTGCCTAAATCACTTGGACTTGGAGCATATAAGTACTCAGCAGAACGAAATGCTCTAGAATCACTTTTAGCACCTGAAGTTTGTATTCTATCTTGAGTTTTTACTTTTCCAAATGGACTTCCTAAAGCCATAATAATTCTCCTTTAATCTAATAAATCCCAAATTGTGTGTGCAATTAAACCTACAGCAGCTACTGGAGCTACAATTGGATTAGCTACTGCAGCTGTTTTAGCCATACCCATTAATGCAGGTGTAATCATATTTACAAATCCATGAAACTTTTCTATACCATCTTCTTCCCCTACTACTCTTGCAGCCCCATATGCACTTCCAGCTATACTAGCAGCAGACCCAGCTTTAGCTCCTATACTACTACCTTTTTCAAAACCAGCTGTATACGGATTTAAAGCACTCTGCCCCATAGTAGGTAACTCTGTAATATTAGCGTCTGGAGCAGGAAGCGGAGTAGTATCTACGTCTAAAACATTAGATGTTTCTTTTGGCATTATAGGTTTTTCAATACTTAAATCTTTTATTTGTATATTTTGAGTTTGATTTGCATTATTAACTGGATTTGCAATAACATTATTTATAATGTCGGCATCGTCAGAATACATGCTTAATAAATCAGCTTCACTTGCATAGCTACCTGATGGTATAGTTTGATTACTTATAGCATCTCCAATATCACTAACTTTACTACCTATAGCTGGTTTGTTAGAATTATTTTTAAGAGTCATAAATATATCATCAGTAACTTTATCTCCTGAAGTATCAAGATAATTTACAATTCTTTTAAGTTCAGGATTATTACTCTTATTTAGATTTTTAATTATATTTCCAGAACTATCTGCAATTCGTCCTTCTTCTAACATTTGAACAAACTCAGGATTTATTTTCAACCTATCTTTTGATGATGAAAATATAGTATTTGCTATATCTTTTATAGGACCTTTTTTTTCGACAGGATTTCTAACAAATACATTTATTTTGCTAAACTCTTCTGAGCTTCCTGGTAATTTAAAATTCATTTTTAAATCAAGCATGCCAGATTGCTTTACTACGCTTTCTTGAATATTGTTATAGATAGTACCTGCTTGAGTAGCAATTGTAGCAGTATTAGTAGCAACTTTAAATGGATTTATTTGCTTTTCCTGACGTTCTAAAAACTCTTCTTCTTCACGCCTTCTTTTTAATTCTTCATTTTTAGCTACTAATGCAGTTGACATAATTTTTATCCTTTTTATCAATGTAATATAACAAGATTCTTAAAATATTCATACTAAAAATTTACTCCAAAAAATAATGCTCCGCCTTCTTCTGGCATTGTTAAGTTTAAATGTGGCCAGTAAGCAGTGTTTGCCACTTCTGCAAAATATACACCACTATAATTAGAAGACGATGTTGGTGCAGTATTTCTTAAATCATTTGGATAATCTAACAAACAAACTTGAAGTGTATTATTTCCTCTAATATCATTTAATGCATCACTAGTTAAAGTAAATGAATTAAAACTAGAGTTTGACCATGTTGATAATATATTTCCATAATGAGTTACATTTCCATTATTATTTACTCCTGTTTGCCATCCATTAATAGCATCAAAATCAGCAGTCGTTATACTTAGCCCATGAGATGCTTTAACACATGCAACATCAGAACTTGTAAATGTCCTTCCATATACTTTTAAAACTCCAGAATCAGGAAATGTTGTAATACTAGATGTATTAAAATAAAAAAACGACCTTGTTATTGTGTATGTTGCACTACCTCTAGCAGTAGTTAATGTAGACCTAATTGCATATGCACTTGCAGCTAATGAGCTATTTGAAAAACTTCCTGTAGTTGCATCTCTTGCACCAGCATATGTACCATAACTTTTACCTACATAGCCATCTCCTGCGGTAGTAGAATATATTAATTCAGTAGGCATTACACTGCTACCTTTGGCATATAATAAACATTACTATCAAAATATACATTTTCATCAGGAGTTACATTTATTTGCTCATATAATATAGAATCAAATGCATATTTATTGTTTTCAGAAGGTTCGTTATTCCAGTATGTTATTTTACCACCTGATTTAATACGCTCTAATGCAAATGTTTTAAAACTATCTAAATTATCATCTCCAAATGTATCTAGAAAGATACCATCATATGTGTCTGTAAGGCTTAAATTAGCCCAATCTCCTTCAATTATTGTTACATTGGACTTACCACTAGCCCAGTCATTTAACTTCTCTAAAATCTGTGGATGTATCTCAATTATTGTATGGCTATTTACTCCTTGTTCTTGTATATAATCAGCACATATACCCATTCCAAATCCTATTTCAAGTACATCCCCATTATTATGTGATATGTATTCTGCAGCTTTTTGCATTATAGGAGCTTCCCAAAACATCATTACTTCCATGCCTGACTGAACATCAAAGATTTGAGTATCACTAAATTCTAATGTGTTATCTTTAAATGCCATTATCCAAAATCTTTTAAACAAGCCCCATAATAATCTGTTCCATCAAAATAAAAAGTTACAATATCAATATCTCCACTGCCTGTAGACAATGTTGGAGCAGAACTTCCTGCCCATTTAATATTTCCACTACTTGCAGACCAGCTACTAATTGTATCGCTACCATTATTTTGAGTAAGTTTTAATGTTAAACTGCAAGGCCCACCTGGGTTTCCTGTAAATGTAATAGTGTTAGAGGTTGAGTCTTCTAATGTAACATGAGCTTTATTACCTAATGCCCAATTTATTTCTACAGTTGAATCACCCGTAACAGATTGAGCTGCATCAAAATATGCTTGTTGTGTTACTTGTATATCTGTAAATGTACCTGTAACTCCTGCTAGTGCTGAATCACTTTTAATATCGCTAGCAGTTCTATATTGAATCAATCCACTGCCCTCTTCTATCATTAAATATTTAGTGTCTGCTGGAGTTCCATAGTCACTACCTTTAGTAGCTCCAAAATCATTTTTTAATCTGAATTTACTTGTTCCACCTATTTGAATATCTAATAGATTGACTTCATCAAAAGTAGTAGTATTTGTTTCAGTTAAATTCCCTTTTATTAAATTATATGTTTGAGTGCCACCGCCTGATGTTCCAGAGGCATTTACAGTAGGTTCTATTAAAAGAGCATTTACAGTAGCTGTACTGCCCACAACAGCTGTATCAGTCGTTGCTCCACTTATTTTCATAATAGTATTGTTTGTAACACCAGTAAAATCTTTTGATGCGTGTAATGTACCTGTACTTACTGAACCTGTTGTAGTAATAGTGCTGCTACCATTATTTATACTTCCAAAATTACTTGTAATACTTCCATCATCTAATGCTCCTACTTCAGTAATATCTAATCCATCTACATAAGATTTATCTACATGTTGTGTAACACTACTTAAAGATATTCTAGCATCAGCAAATGTACCTGAATTAATTTTAGAAGCAGCTAAATTAGGTATTCTATCTGAACCCAAAGTACCACTACTTATATTGCTAGCATTAGTTGTGTCTGTAGTAGCCGATGCGGCAAGCCCATTACTACCTATGTCAGTAACTGCTCCACTTAATTTATTAGTAGCAATTGCAGCTCCAGACTTTATATTAGCATCTTCTATATTAGTAATACTATTTCCAGTTCCATCTGCATCAATAGTTTTATTAGTAAATGTATCTGTTGATGAAGCAGTAACAGTACCTGAGCCAGTACCTGCACCTATGGCGGAGCGTGCATTTGCTTCATTTGTAGCTTTAAATAAATTTTTACCAACAGTCGTACCACCTAAATTATCTAATGCTCCATCTGCTGTATCAGCATTTGTTCCACCATCTGCTATAGCTACATTAGTACCACCTACTCTATATAATTCTTTACGAGTTGCATCGCTTGTTTGTATTTGAACTTTACCACCATTGTAAGCAACTTCACCATTTTCTTTAGTTTCACCACCTGGTATTACAACTCTTCTATCATCTTGTTCGGTATTAATAACTCTATCCATTCTAATACCATACCATTGTCCTCCATACTTATGGAAAAAATGAAGTCCCTTTCTAGGGACCATTGCTATTCCTAAATCACCATCTTTTCCTATACCAGGACCAGGTGGATGTTTAAATCTTTTTATAATAGCTTGTTTAGTATTTTGTAGATTTTTAGCTGTATTTCTAGTAGACATCTTAATCTTCTTCTATACTTAATTGTCTAAATGCTCTATATACAATATTAATATCATCTATTGTTAAAACATTTAAACCACTACTTGCAGTTGACCAAAGACTAAATAAAAATTGTATACTATTAACTCCTTTTAAATTAGAAGGATTGTCTGGAAGAAGCTCATAAGTATCTCCACCATTACTCGATATATTTACAGTTCCAAATTGTCGCCATTCTTCAGTAGGACTTAATTCAGTTCTGTAATATACATGTAGTTTAGCTACACCAGCTGTAGCTGTTAAATATATTTTATGTATATTTTTTTTACCCCCTGGTCCACCAAATGAATACATTTTAGTTGTAAAATGAGATTGTTGTGTAGGATATGGAGTATTATCCCAAGTTTTAAATATTGTTTCTTTTATAGGAGTAGGCATTAGACTGCTGAATCTCCTGCTTGAGGTTCTATAATTGTAGGGATATTCCCGTTTCCACTTTGAGCTGATATTGCATTAATTAAAGAACCATTATTTAAATTAATAAAATTACTAGCATCAGCTGTATTACTATATTTATATTTTGAACCTACAGACCATGCATCATTAGCTATATCGTATTGCATTATTTTACCACAACCATCATCTCCTGTTGTGCCTTCTTTTAATATAATTGTATTACTATTACCATCATATCCTACAGCACTATCAGCAGAATAATAAGTACTCCATGTACTATCAGATATTCTTTTAATTTCTTTATCTTCAGATTCATAATATCTTAAATCTTTAATATTAGCAGGGTCTCCATCATAATAATATGCAGATATGTTATTACACCAAAACAAACCTCCTGGTGTATTTACAACTTGATTTTCTCCTTCTACCCCATAAAAAGGTAATGTTGCCTCTAAATAAAATGTACTAGGGTCGCCAGAAGATATGTTATGTATATATAATCTGTTTTGTTTAAACTCAAAAAGCCTATCACCTGTATTAGCTAATGCAGTTATATTACTACCATCACTACTAGTAGTTTGCAAAATATTATCAGGATGTGGAAATACGTCAAATTGGTTTAATGGCGAATAAATAATTCTATCGTTATACTCTACTCCATCTACAAGAACATGTCCTATAAAGGCTCTTCTACCTGCTACAGTTGCGGTTTTATACTTAGCTTTAAGAGTTTGACCTTTGTAATCATAAAAGTTTCTAGTTTGAAATGTATTAATCTCTACAGGATTATCAATAATAGCAAAAGCATTAGTACCATCTGATACTTTAACTCCTGCCCCACTACTTTGTATCCAACCTAATGTTGCACCACCATCTTCTCTTATTAAACCATCTTTAAAATCAATAGTGCATAATAAATTCTTTTCACCATATCCATCTTTTTCAGTAGACCAGTATATATTAAATGCTTTTACTCTAAGACCAGCAATATAATTAGCTTCTGTATCTATAGCACCTGGATTTGCATGTACTGTTATTTTTAATCTTTGATAATCAAAAGATAGATATTTTTGTCCGCCATCTGTAAATGTAAATTGATGGTCAGGTAATGTTTCGCTACCATCATAATATACTGCACTTGCAAAAAAAGCAAATTTTTCTGCTCCTGCTCCACCCCACATACCTTCAGCAGGGTCTTGTGCTGCACTTCCATCAGTTTCAATTTTAATTTGCATTTCTTTTGCAGCAGGTGTAGCATCTACAGCTTGATGAGCTCTAGTTCTTAATCCTTTTCCGTTTACAGAAGATTCAGATGCATCATCAAATGTATATGCCCAGTCAACATCTTGGTCAACCAGTACCCATTTCTGTATACTTAAAGTAGCACCTCCTGTGCCATTAAATAATCCTGTTTGATTTACAGGCAATAAAACTTTATTATTATTAGCAGTATGACTTAAATCTATATCGTACATTCTTAATGCACCATTCATAGCATAGTATTGTGTTTTAGGATTAGCATTACTCCATATAGCTGAATCGTTTCCAGAAGTTCCTAAAAAATTAGCAGAACCTATCCAAGCACCTACATTTTGAGATAATACATTTAAAAACCCATCATTAGCCATTAATGCAACATATTCATCATCTGCATTACTAGGTACAACTACATTTACCCAAGCTCCGCAAGTAAAAAATCCATCATTGCCTGCAACATCAGAAGTTAATACTACAGTACTTCCAACTCGTACTGCAAAGTCACTATTTGTAGCACTTGCTCCTGCAATGTTATCTGCTATTTTTATATTACTATCGGCTAATATAGCATCTTTTATAGCTTCAGCAGCATCAGTAGTACTTGTACCTGCAGATATTGTAGTTTTAACTGTACGTTCAGTATGAGTTAAACCTTCAATACATCCTATCCTAACCATAAAATCTGTTGCATTAGAAGCATCTACACTATCTATAGTTAACGTTACTACATGGGTAGTTGCTGCAGCTCCTCCAGCTAATGACCCAGATACTGGAAATTCTACAGGAGTATTAGATACATTATTCCAAGTATGTTCTAAATGTCCTTCAAATGCAGCACTAGCATTATTATTATTAGTAGTAAAAGGAGTCGTCCCAGCGTTATTTGTTATTGTTAAATTCACAAATTGACCATTAAGTGTTGTTCCTACAGCTAGAGCATAAATACTCACCATCCCTCTACTTGGATGATTAGCAATAGCTTCAACATTACTACTAGTAGTATTAATTTCAGCAGCTAAAAGAGTTGCTAAAGATGCAGCCCCTCCTGTTGGACTAGTATCTGAACCACTATTAGGAGGATTAATTTCACCAAATAATCCTAAATAATCATTTTGATATGTAGCATGTTTCCAATCCCAACTTGAATTTGAACTTGTATCTTCTTCACTTACTACACTACCTCTATTATAAGATATGCTTCCTAAACCTTCACCACCACTTAAAGCCATAGTAAATGTAAATGGTTTAACGCCATTATTATTAGCCATAGCTTCACTTACACCTTGAAAAATTGCTTGTTGACCAAAATGAGGAAGTCCTGTAAGAGTATGATTCCATGCTATTTCATTTATATCTAATATAGTATAAGCATATGCTCCTGGAGTAGCTTGAGTAGTAATAGCAGTTGATATAGATGATGTTCCGCTTCCTGCCATAGAATATCCAGAATTAAAATGCCCTAATCCATAACCTGGGGTAACTTCTCTATTTACAGAAGAAAAACTACTATCATTGCTATAATAATTTTTACTTCTACCCATAGGAACAATCTTGCCATGCTCTGAAAACTGAACTTCTTGTGCATAAGAAATTTGACCTGAGTCTATCTTCCTAGGGGACGAATTGTCGTTCATCCCCTTTGAAAAATCATCTATAAAATGTATTTTTTTTGATGCCATTTTTAACCTTTTACTAAAAGTAAACTTAGTTTAAGCTCAGTCGCTTCGTAATCCTTTAATAAAACCTCTAACAATACTACCAAAAATATTGTCAATTAAGTCAATAAACCATGGCTCTATTTGACTATTCCAAACACCTTTAGAAAACTTCCATTTACCAAGTCCTAGTGTCATGCATCTACCTAAGCTTTGAAATGTTGTTTCTATTACGCTACATATACTTTCATTAGGTATCTTTTTAAGGATGTATAATACTATACCTCCTCCTCCAACACCACCTATTAATGTTGAATTACTTACTAAAAAATCTAACATACTACCTCCGTTTTTTAATTGCTTTACGCTTACGTTTAGCTTTATTCTTTTTACTATTAGGAAATCCTTTTTTCATCTCCCTATAGTTTTTAGCAGAAATTGTAGACTTCTTTTTAGAACGACTTGTTCCTGCTTTTTTACGTTTGTTAATATTTTTATATAAAGACATTACTTTTTCTTTCTTTTAACTTTAGGCTTACTCTTACCTTTCATGCCCATTACTTTCTTAATTGCTTTCTTTTTACCAGCTTTTTTTACTGGAGGTCTTCCTCTTTTTTTACCGTAAGTCCCTTTTCCGTATGGCATAACGTATCTCCTTATTTATATTTTTTGATAATAGGCTTTATTTTACTCCAAAGCTCATCATCTTTTTTTGACTTTGTTGTCTTTACTATCAAATCTCCAACAAAAAGTAGAACATGTATTCCACCTTTCTTTGCAATAAACTTACCTAATAAATTACCTAATACTACTTGTATCATCCTTTAATTAAATTCCCCCATACTGTAGTAACTCCTTTAATAATCTCTACTACTTCTACTTTAAAATTACCACCTTTAAAGAAATCTATTATTGCAAATGCATGATTCCAATTAGTCAATTTACCACCCAACCAATCTTCATCAGCTTCTATATCTTTTAAGCAACCTAAACTCCATGAGCTTATAGTACCTCCATTAAAAGTCTTTGTAAACCTTTGAAGGTCATGCGTGTGTCCATACATAATATTCTCACCATAATGGTCAAGATGTTTATAAGCATGATATTTGGGTACATATTTTCCATGTGTAAAGTTTATTTTACCTATCTTTAAATTCTTTTTCTTATTGTAAGGATGATATTTATATCCTCTTTCTTTTAACTTTAATGCCTTAGATGTCTCATAATGGCCTAAATACGGGTATCTAGTAACGAATTTGTCTAGCCATACCTCATGGTTACCTTGAATAAAATGTCGCTCTTTACAGCCAACTTTGTCCAAAGATTTATCAATCCAATCCATACCAGCATTAACTTCAGCTATATCTGAGTCTAATAAAGGAATTAAATCTTCCATTGGTTTAGCAAACTTACCTTTCCAGTAATGTGTGCTAAAATAAGACCATTCACCTGTATCACCTAAATCTATATAAATATCAGGCTTTACTATTTCTATCGCTTGATTTACACAACTTATTGCTTCAGGGTCATGTAAAGGAAAATGCTTATCGGGAGTTACTATTGCCCGTTTAAGCACTTCTACGTTTTTATTTTTTGTATTCTTTATAGGTTTTAACTCCTATGTATATTATAGTTGCTATTCCGACTCCTACCCTAACCACTACAGGTAACCATTCCATCCATGTAACTACCATGCCACTTGTGCTTACAGATAGTGTTTTAAGGCTGTCAATCATGCTAAATCCTTAATAATATTACTTAAACGCTTTGCTCTATTAGGCGTTTGTTTTGCCCACCTAGAATCAAGCATTTCTATTGCTGCCATTTTATAATCTTCATCTCTTAAATAAGCAATAGTCTTTTTAAATTTTGAAAATCCATTTATGCCAAGCTGATAACACATTTCATAAACTACATCTTGTGCCTCTACAGCAATGTCATCCATAAATGAAAACTTATTATCTACATCTTTAATTAATTTGTTTAATTTTTTATCTAATATCATATCGCATATATCTTCATCTAATTCTAAATCTTTTATTGCAAAGCCATAGCCAATAGTATCTATATCTAAAGTATCTTTATATACTCTAGCTCTATATCCTTCAGATAACTTTACTGCTTCTCTTAATTCATCAGATAATTTATCTACCATTTTATTCTCCTGTAAATGTTGAACTACTTGCTAATGTCTGAGCTTCAGATTTTGTTAATACACTAAAGTTTGGATATGCAACGCCTGAACCTAGTGCTACTAATTCTGATAATACGCCATCTTTCATAGACCACTCACCTTTAATAATGCAATATGCTCTATCATGTGAATATCGTGGAGCACCTACCTTACCTGCAAAAATTATCTCATGCCATGTAGGAGCTGATTTATATGTTACTTCTCCAGTATCCTCATCTACTGATTCTACTATTGGAT